CTGGTAGTCCTCGAGCATCCAGTGGGTGTTGAAGACGGCGAGCTGGCAGGGGCCGCGCAGCAGGGCGCCCTTCGTCCACTCGTGGGTGTTGTGGATCAGGTGCACGAACGGGACGCGGTAGAGGTCGCACAGTGCCGCCGCGCGCAGGGTGTTCTCGAGGTGCGCGATGACGACATCGACCTTGTCGGCGTTGGCGAAGTAGGGAATCGGCCCGTTGCCGTCGCGGTGGACGTGGACCTGGACGCCGTCGAGGACGTAGTCGTCGTGGTGACCGGCCATCTCGCGCGAGAGCTGCACGTGGACCTCGTGGCCACGGGCGCCGAGATGACGCAGCATTGCGTGCATCGTCATCTCGGCGCCGGCGTTGTGACCCGGCGGATACGCATGCGCCATGGCAAGAACGCGCACGCGTTCTCCTTCAGGTGAATGTGGAGTCGTGGAGGTAGGAGTTGCCGGCGCCGCCTCCACGTACAGCGCCGGCAACAGTTATCAGCTGGACGCGGAGCCCGTGGTGAGGACGCCGAACGGGAAGCGCGTCGCCGAGTTCGGGTTGAGCGCGGTGAGCGGGTTGACGGTCGCCCATGCCAGCCGCATCACGACACGCATTGCCTGGCCGTCCTGCTGCATTGCGTTCCACACGACGACGCCGTTCTCGTCGGTGATGACGCCCTGGTCGAACATCTTGAAGGTGATGTCCTGGCGGGTGCCGATGATGGCCTTCGACCAGTCGCCGAGAAGCAGATCGGCCTGCGAGGCGTCCCAGGCGCCGTTGCGGACTTCCTCCATCGGGTAGCCGTAGAGGCTGCCGCCGCGACCATTCTGCAGATCCGGCTCGTAGATCGGCATGTTCGTGTCGGTGGAGCGGACACGGAGCAGCCGCCACTTGAAGCCCGGCCTGACAGCCCAGCCGTTGATCTCCGTGTAGCCGTCGAGGCTGACCTTCTCGGCCAGCGAGGCGACGCTCAGCGGGAGGTCGTTGTTCGTATTGGTGACGGTGTTGCCGGCGGCGATGGCGGCCGGCACGAGCGCCGGCGACCACGTGCTCGGCTTGTCGACACCGAAGAGGGTGGCCGCGTCGATCTTCTTCGCGATCGCCTCGACCATCCGGGGGCGGACCTCGGACCAGATCGGGATGTGCGCGTCGTCGAGGTAGGCATCCGGAATGGGAACGATCGCGGCGATCTCCTCGACCACCAGCGAGACGTTCGCCCATTCCATGTTGGTCGTCTGCTTCAGGCCACTATCGCCGCTCACGAAGTAGGCGACCGGGAGGGTGTCGAGCACGGTGAGTCGCTGGGTCCGCGTCGACATCGGCACCTTGCGGGCCAGGCGCATCACCGTGGAGGCGGTGGGCAGTTCCTGGATGATGTCGGCGGACAGCGGCTCCGGAACGATGGGGTCCGACCCGTAGGGCGGATTGCCGCGGTTAATGCCGGTGTTGTACGGCACGACTACTTCCTCTCTTGTGCAGCCGTGCGGCTACGCCGGCATGTGGGCTGCGGAATCAGCGCTGACGCGCCATCTGGCGAATCAGGTCGTCTTGTGTCATGGAGCTGCCCGAGTTGCTGGTGCCGCGGGCGCCCTGGCGGAAGTCCGGCTTCTGCGAGGGGGAATCCGCGGCCTTCATCGCCTTCGCGAGCTTCTTGGCCTGGGCGAGGGCCTCCTCGGGCTCTGCGCCAGTGATGAACTCGACGAATTCCGCGGGCAGGCCTGCGGTGGACGCGGCCTCACGGCGGATGTTGGCGGTGCGAAGCTCGGCGAGCTCGACCTCGAGCGCCGCCTTCTCCTCAGCGAGGCGCTGAGCCTCGGTCTGTCCCTCCTTGCGCCGCTGCTCGGCTTCCTTGGCCAGGGGTTCGAGCTGACGAATGCGGTCGCGGAGGTTCTTGGCTTCGCGGGTGACCTTCTCGATGCGCTTGCGGGCCTTGGACTCGTCGAACTTGTCGTCGTCCTCGTCACCGTCGTCGTCGCTCCCGGCCTCCTGGGCTGCGAGAGCGGCGAGGGCCTGCTGTGCGGCCTCGTCGTCGGTGTCGGTGTTCTCCTGGCCTTCGGGCGCGGAGTTGGGCTCGGGCGTGGACATGCGGCCTCCAGGGCCTGATGGACGGCCTCCGGGGCCGTGGGAGTCGTGGAGAAGGGACCGGCCCCGCACCTGGCGGTAGGAACCAGGGCGGGGCCGGCTGAAGCTCGTGGGAGCAGGAAGGGTCAGACGTCGGAGTTCGGCGGCGTGGGGGCCGGCGGGACCGGGTTCTCCGGGTCGGCGGCGAGGCCGCGCAGGCGCGCTGCCGCGTCGGTGATGCGCTGAGCCACCGCCGCGTCGGCGCCGGCGAGCTGGTCGCGGAGATCCTCGAGCTCCGCGGCGACCTCGTTGGTGGCGTCGTTGAGGTCGGCGAGGGCCTGGTCGGTCAGGGCCATGCGGTACTCCAGGTGGGACAGGCGTCGGTGCACGACGCGGTTGATGCGGCGTTGCTGCAGGACGGCCTGCAGGAGTTCGGCGAGCACGCGGCTCACGTAGGGCCTCAGCGCGGGCGCGTGAGGTAGCCGACGTCGGTGCCGGACTTGCCCTCGCGCGGCGAGACGTAGGGCTCGGCGTCCTTGTCGACCGGCAGGCCCTTACCGGCGGAATCCACCTGGTCGAAGTCGCCTTCGTCGGTGCGGCGCGATGCCGACTCGACGTCGAAGTCGTCGTCCTTCTTCTTGCTGGTGGCCATGAGGAATCCCCGTTCCTTGTATCGATTTCCTTCTCAGTACAGGGCGGCCCACGGCTTGTTTGCGTTGACCGTCCATCCGGTCGTGGGATTGAGCGTGGCGCCGGGTGCGCTCGTTCCGCTCGAATAGCCGGCGACGTGTTGGCTTCCCGATATCGTGCGCAGGCCGGTGGCCTGGCTGGCCACGGCGGGCGAGGCGACGAATGTGGGATACGTCGTGGGGGCCGTGGTGAGGACGTATTGCAGAATCCACCACAAGTCGTTGGGCTGAGCTGCCACCGCATACGGCGTGGAGATGACGCCGGTGCCGGTCAGCGTGGGGGCCACCGCCGTGCCGGACCGGCCGTACAACGTCGCCGTCAGCGTGGTGGAGGAGAACAGCGCGGCCGATGCGACGCCGCCGACGGCCGCGACGGTGCGGGCCATCCGGAAGCCGGTGATGGCCTGGCCGGCCGGGACGCGGCCGAGCAGCAGCACGTGGGTGCGAATCGTCGCCGACATCGCCTGGGTGCCGGTGGCGAGGTCGCGGTCGCAGGTGGAGCAGAGATCGCCGAACGGGTCGGGCGTCGTGGTGTGGGAGTGCGCCAGCGCTGCCTTCCCGGCCAGCTGGGTCTTGACCGAGTTGAACTCCTGGGCGATGCGCGTGGCGAGCGCGGATACCTCGGAGCTCAGCGTCACGTCAGACCAGCCTCGAAGGTGGTCACGAAGTTCGCGCCGGTGTCGCCGACCGCCGTGGACAGGTTCGAGACCGCGGTGGCGTTGTTGGACAGCGACGTGGTGATCGCAGCGACCTCGGAGTCGTTGTCGGCCAGGGCTGCGGCGAGCTCGTTGAGGGTGTCCAGCGCGGTCGGTGCACCGTTGACGAGGTCGGACTTCGCCTGCGTGACGGCGGCGTTGATCTGGCTCTGGGTGTGCGACGAGGACCAGGCCGAGGTGGTGGAGGTCCCCGTGTCGTTGATGGCGCCGGCTGAGGCGATCTCGGCCTGCAGCTCGTTGACGGCCTGGAGCAGGCTGCCCTTGGCCGTCGTGGTGAGGGAGGAAAGGTCGGCGGCGTTGCCGTTGATGAGGACCCTCAGTGCCTTGCACTCGGTCGCGACCCGCGTGGCGAGATCGGTGATGTTGGTCTGCAGCGACATCAGACGAGTCCGTTCGTGAAGATCAGCGAGAGGCTGGGCAAGTCGTCGTAGGAGGGGTGCGCGAGCTCGTCCTGGATGTGCGTGGTGAGCGCGCTGTCGACGACGGGGCGCACGGCTGCCACGAGGGCGGGAGCCGAGGGCTCGATCGGCTGCGTGGTGGCCGGGGGGCTCGGGAACGAGCGCTGGATCGTCATGTCCCGGTCACCGAGACCGTGGCGGTGGCGCCGCTGATGAGACGGACCTTCGTCAGGCCGACCGAGCCGGGGACTCGGACCTGGGCGAGGTTGACGCCGGCCATCGTGGCGTAGGTGGTGTCGCCGGCGATGGTGGCGGCGCTGCCATCGACGGTGAAGTACACCGGCTGCGTGGAGGCGGTCACCAGGACCTCGACCTCGGTGCAGTCGCGGGCCAGCTCGACGATCGTCTCCACGTTGGCGGTGAGCGCGACGTTGTGCTTGGCGAAGCCGGTGGAGGTGACCGTGGGCATGCCGGCCTACTTCCAGTCGTCGGGGATCATGTCCGAGGCACCGAGCGCTGCGGCCCGGCGCTTGATGTAGGCCCGGATCGCCGACTTCGAGGCGTGGGTGCCGTGGCCGGCCAGCCGGATCGCCTTGCGCAGGTCTTCGCGATCGGAGATGGGGAACCGCCCGCCGGGCATGGCCTGCCCCTTCTTGGCCATGGCCTTGCGGTCGGCGGTGTCGTGGGTGCCCACGGGTTGACCTCCCGGTACGGTGCGCACACCGGCCGAGCGGCCGGTTCCTGGCGAAGGGATGGAGTCGTGGGGAACATGGAGTGGACCAAGGCCTCGGCGAGTGCCGGTGGCGACGGGGCATGCGTCGAGCTGGCGGCCGTGCAGGACGGGGTCGCCGTGCGCGACTCGAAGGACCCCGGCGGGCCGGTGCTGCACTTCACGCAGGACGAGATGCGGGCCTTCGCCGACGGCGTGGCCAAGAGCGAGTTCGACCACCTGTGGAGCTGAGGAGAGCGTCGTGGGGAAGCAGACGATCGACGGACTGACGTTCGTGACCGCGCGGGAGTGCCACTCGGGCGGCTGTGTGGGGGTCGGCCTGCCGCCGGCAGTGCTGATGACCGACACGAAGCTCGGCCCGAACTCCCCGGTGCTGACCTTCACGGCGGCGGAGTGGGCCGACTTCACCGCGGAGGTGGAGGCCGGGCACTTCACCGAGCAGGCGCTGAGGGAGGCCGTCAGTGGCTGAGCTGAAGTGGCGGAAGGCCTCGAACTGCGGGATGCCCGCGGACTGCATCGAGCTCGCGGAGACACCGAGCGGTGAGGTCGCGGTCCGGGACTCGAAGGACGGCGGCCGAGGCGCGGTCCTGGTGTTCACCAAGGACGAGATGCGCGCCTTCATCCAGGGGTGCGCCGACGGGGAGTTCAATGACCTCGTCGGAATCTAGAGCTCGTCCAGGTCGATGATGTCCTCGGGTGCCGGTCGTGGATTGACGCGCCGGCGCCCGAGGCGTCCTGGGCGGTCGGGGTCGCGCTCGAAGTGGTGACCGCGGACACTGAGGACGGGGCCGAGCTCGCCGTGCTCGTGGGTGATGATGATGTCCCGGTACTTGGCGAGGCCGGAGCGAGCGTCGTCGGCCTGGTACTTCTCGCCGAGGTCGCGGCGGATCGCCTCGTGGACCTGAAGGAGAAGGCCTTCGTCGATCGTGGTGCCGGGGTCGCGGTCGCCGTAGATGGGAACGACGGTGCAGCCGCAGCCGGGGTGGATCGCCATCAGGTTGTCGCGGGTGTAGCGCAGCGTGGAGGCGATCAGGCACAGGGCACAGTGGTTGGGGTTGCTGCTCAGCTGCCGGCGGTACCCGACGATGCGGCCGTTGGGGCCGGGACGCTGACGGCGGGACTCCTGGATGTAGCGCTGGGCCGTCTTGGTGTGGGCGAGCTGGAGGTCCGTGGTGGCAATGGAGACTGCCCTGCGCCGGCCGGCGTCGATGGCCTGCTCGACGGTCTTGCCCTGGGACAGGCGCCAGCGGATCTCGCGGAAGGGCCGGTCGTAGTACTCGGCGGGGTCTCGGCCGCGTAGCGCCTCGCCGGTGACCAGGGGCGGGGCGATGGTGATGGGTCGTGGGGGACTGTGCATCTGGTTCAACGTCGCGACGGTGAGGGCGGTCATCGCCCGTTGCGCGCCGAGGCTGATGGGCAGGATGCGGGCGACCCACTTCCCGGCCTCGCCGGGGTCGAAGCTGGTGCCGACGGTGACGGTGCCGGCCCAGAGGGCGATGACGGCGGCGGCGAGCTGCTGGCGAAGGGCTTCCTGCTGGGCGGCGTAGGTCTGCTGAGCGGCGAGGATGGCGGCCTGCTCGGCGGTGATGCCGGTGGGGATCTCCCTCGTCGGCATGCCGGGGGCGGTCATGCCGACTCCTTCGGTGCTAACGACCGGGCGGTCGATGGCGAAGGTGGGATATGACCAGTCGTCACTCCGGCCCCGCTCCGGCAACCCGTGGCCAGTGGTGGTTCTGCGGGATCAGCGTCCTTCTCGCGGTGTTCACCTGGGCCGGCACCGGCGGGCCGGGCTCCTCGAGCTCGTCGTCGGTTCCGACGGTGCGCTCGTCCCAGCCTGCCCCTGACTACAGGCTCAGCCCCGACGACCACAACTACCCCAACGTTCGCCCCCCACGGCTGCGCGACGGTGGGCTGACCGGTGGCTTCTGCTCCCGGAAGAAGTGGTGCTAGCCGCAGACGAAGCCGAACCGGATGACGACGAAGACCGGGACAGCGACGCTGAGCAACAGGATGACCGCCGTTGACCACCATGGCGGTACCCAACGAGGACGGGGCATGCTTAGCCTCCGACCATGGGATGGAGTCAGACTCGGCGCGCCAGGAACACGATCACGAGCACGACGAGGATCACTGCGAGGATCCAGAGCAGTAGGTCCACGTCGCCTCCGGTGTGTGTGGACGGGCACGATCCGAGGACCGTGGTGGATCCGGTGACCGGGCGGCCATGGACCTGGTGCAGGAGATGCGGGAAGGACGTCGTGGGGTGAGCAAGGAGTTGTGCGAGCACGAGCGCCTCGGCGACAGGGTGCTGCCGATGGTGATGCACACCGTGTCGAAGCACGTGGGGCACCTGATCAGCCATCAGCGCCGGTACCGCATGAACGGGGTGTGGGTGACGTGGCCCGACCACCCACGGCCGATGTGGTACCCGGCGCGGCTCATCGTGCTGGTGTCGCGGTGAATGGGTACGACAGGAGTGCCATCGCGCTGTTCGTGGTCGGCGTGCTTGCGCTTGCCGCAGGGTTGAACGGCGACCGGGCGATGGCCGGCGCCGTCGCCTTGGTGCTCGGCGCCGGTTCGACCGGGTGCCTCTACATGGCGTGGCTACGTAGCCGCAAGGCCAAGGACTAGCCCCCGACGGCCGCGCGGAGCTGGGCCTTGGTCATCTTGGAGGCTCCGCGGACGCCGGCCGCCTTGGCGCGGGCGTAGAGGGTGTCCCAGCTGGTGGAGTCGCCCTTGAGCGCGGTGTTGGTGGTACCACCGTCGCGGTTACCGCTGGTGTTCCCGGTCCCCCGCTGGCCTGAGGGGGCGGTGCCTGCGGGTCGCCGAGTGACGCCGCCGGCGGGACCCGGAGCACCGGGGGTGGTGCGGGCGGTGGCACCGTTGGGGCTCGAGCTCGGGGTGCCGGTCGTGGAGCCGGGCTGGTACGGGCCCTGGGCG